TAAGGTAGTTCTGCAACGGTATTTGGGTAATGAGGGAAACCAGAGGCTCGGTACTGCTACGTAAGGCGCAGGCGGCTCTCGCAGACAAGAAGCCGCGTAAACTACCGTGGCAGAAGCGAGGACTGTCCCGCGTCGAGAAAGTCATCGCATTTCTGGAATTTTTGCCGATCACTAAAGGCATATTAATCGACAGGAAACTGAAGTTATTGCCGGGCCAACGGCGGTTCATCGAGCGTGTCTATGGCTCGACCGGGGTTCGGCTGGCGGTGCGTTCCGAACCGCGCGGCAATGGCAAGACTGGCTTGGTCGCCGGACTGGCACTGTGTCATTTGCTCGGACCCGAGGCTGAGCCACGCGGCGAGTGTTATTCGGCCGCAGTCAACCGGCTGCAATCGGCGCTGATGTTTGACGAGATGGCGGCCATTGTCGAAGCGGTGCCGGAGTTCGGCGTTATCACCCGAATCCGCACCGGATCGCAACGGCGCCAGATCGAAGTGACGGACGGACCTGGCAAGGGCTCCAAATACGAGGCGTTGTCGGCCGATGCGCGGCGCGGTCACGGCCTGGCGCCGTCGTGGTGGGCCTACGACGAGATGGCGCAGACCCGCGACCGCAAGCTGTTTGATGCGTTGCGAACGGCGATGGGCAAGCGCAACCATTGCCTCGGCATCATCCTGTCGACCCAGGCCGAGGACGACGAGCATCCGCTGTCGCAACTGATCGACGACGGGCTGGCCGGCAATGACGCCTCGCTGGTCATCGACCTGTGCTGCGCGCCGCCGGCCGCCGACGTGTTCGACAAAGAAGTAATCCGCGCCGCCAATCCGGCGCTTGGGATATTTCTCGATCCGGAAACGCTGTTCAAGGAGGCCGAGCAGGCCAAGCGATTGCCGAGCGCGGAAAGCGCGTTCCGCAATCTGCGTTGCAACCAGCGGATTGCCGCGGCGGCAGACATGCTGTGCACGCCGGCGGTCTGGAACCAGGGCGACGCGGCGATCGACGAAGACATCTTCCGCGATGGCCGCCCGGTCTATGGCGGGCTTGATCTGTCGGCGCGGCTCGATCTCACCGCGCTGGTACTGGCGGCCGAGGACGACGCCCGCCGCATTCACCTGAAGCCGCTGGCCTGGACGCCGGAAAAAACCCTGATGACGCGGACGCAACGGGATGGCGCGCCGTATGATGCCTGGCACCGGCAGGGCATGCTGAAAGCGACGCCGGGCCTGACCATCGATTATGACTACGTGCTGGCCGACATCGTCGAGGCCACCCAGGGCATGAACCTGGCCAACATCGGGTTCGACAACTGGAACATGAACACGCTGCGCCAGGCGATGGACCGGCTCGGCATTGTGCTGCCGCTGCTGCCGTTCATCCAGGGTTACAAGAGCTATTCGCCGGCGATCCGCGAATTCGAGGTGGCGGCGACCGAAGGCCGGTTGATCCACGGCGGCCATCCGGTGCTGCGCTGGTGCATTTCAAATACCGTGCTGCTGCATCAGCCTGGCACGCCGCAGCAAAACCGCAAGCCGGAGAAGCGGCGCACCTATGGCCGCATCGACCTCGCGGTGGCCGCCTTGATGGCGGTCGGCACCATGAAGACCAGCGGGGCGATATTCGATATCAGCGGGATGATAGGTTAAGCAAACAGGAAATCCAATCATGCGCTACGTCGTGAAATCGGCGCCGCCGCCCGGCGGTGAGCCCGATGAATTTGTCATGAGCGACAACTCGGTCGATCGCATGGGCGATGTGGTCGAGGCCTCAGGCTGGCAGCTCGACCGGATCAAATCGCCGCCGCCGGTCCTGTTCAATCACAATCGGGATCAGATCATTGGCAGTTGGATCGATATCCGTCAGGTCGGCAATCAGTTGGTCGGCCGCATCGCCTGGACTAAGTCCGACAAATGGCCGATGGGGCAATATATCCGCGACCTAGTGCGGGAGGGAATCCTTCGCACCGTATCGGTCGGCTTTGCGCCGGTCGAACGGCAGCCATTGACCAAGGACGCCAGCAAAGAGTTTGGGCCGTGGCGTTTTACCAAAAGTGAGCTTTTGGAATGTAGTCTGGTGGCGATACCGGCAAATCCGAACGCCATGGCGGTCGCCAGGTCGCTACATCTGCCATCTGAATTTGTCGCAGAAGTCTTCGGCGAGTCAGCACGAAGCTCTGCGATTAAACCCGGCAAGCCTGCCAAATCCCTCGTGCCAAGAGGCGCGACTCATATGACCACACTTTCGCTTTCCCAGAAGATTCAGGCCGCCCAGAAAAGGATTGTCGGCCTGCGCGACGAACTCACTGATCTTGTCAGCAAGGATGATCTCACCGATGAGGAAAAGAAATATTCCGACGAATTGCCAGACTTGATCGAGGCTGAACAGAACGAGCTTAGCGCTCTGGAGAGAAAGGAAAAGAGCCTCGCAGTGCGGATCGGCACACCGCCGCCGGCGCAACCGGCGCAAGAGATTATCGCCCCGGCGTCTCCAGCGTTCAGCATGCCAAAGAAGAAGATCGAGCCGGTCGAGTACACGTGGCGGGCCATGGTGGTAGCGCTGCGCTCATTTGCGTCACAGACGAACCCCGAGCAGGTGCTGCGCAATCTGTATGGCAATGACGAGGGTACGCAGATCATTCTGCGCGCCGCCGTCAATCCGGCCATGACCGGCACCGCGGGCTATGCGGCTGAACTGGTGCAGATCGCTTATGGTGGTTTTCTCGATCGACTGATTGCCAATTCGCTCTATGGGCCATTGTCGGAAACCGGCATGCGGATCGACTTCGGGTCCAATGGCGTGGTCAAGATCCCGACACGTACCTCGGCCTCGAAAGCGGCGGGCGCGTGGGTCGGCGAGGGTTCACCCAAACCGGTCAAGAAGATCTCGCTGGCGCCGATCACGATGACGCCGACGAAGCTCGCCGTGATCACAACTTTCACGGAAGAGATGGCTTTTTACTCAACCCCAGCGATACAGGGTATCCTGCAAAAGGCGATGACGGACGACACCCAGGAATCAATCGATGGCTTCCTGATCGACAACGTTGCAGCATCGGCCAGCCGCCCGGCTGGTCTGCTCAACGGAGTTACTCCGGTCACGGCCTCTGTGGCGGCGACGACGGTCCAGAAAGTAATTGACGATCTTAATTCTCTGATCAAACCGATGGAGGCGGTCGGTGGCGGCGGCAAGATCGTATTGATGGTCAATCCGGCGCAAGCCCGTTCGCTGACTATGGTGACGACTACGACTGGCGACTTTGTGTTCGATGGATTGGCACAGGCCGCGGCTAAGTTCGGCATCAGCCGGATTGTCTCGTCCAGAACCGTTCCGGTGGGACAGGTGATTGCGGTCGACGCGGAATGGTTTGCTACCGCGACGGGAGACACGCCTAGGTTTGCGGTCAGTAATGAAGCGACCCTTCATGAAGAAGATACGACACCCCTCGCCCTCGGCACCACCGGCACGCCTAACGTGGTCGCGGCGCCGATGCGATCGTTATTCCAAACGGATTCGATCGCCATTCGGCTCTCGATTTATGTCACCTGGGCGATGACTCGGGCGTCGATGGTCCAGACGATCACGGCGGTTGGCTGGTAAGTTGGCGTATGGATGCTGTACGCCAAGGGCACGGCAACGAAATAACTTGACGTACGGCATTTCCAGTTATGGAAGAAAAGGACGATTTCCATGTCTGAAGAAACCACGGAAGTTCAAGTAATCCTCGGGCCGTACCGGGATAGTCGGCTGACGATGTCGGCGGCCGATGCCACCGCCGCCATCAACGACCACTGGGCGGTCGATCCGTTTGCGCCGCTCGATGAGAAACCGCATGATCCGCTCAGTGAGCAAGAGCGTCAGCATGCGTATGAAGCGTCCATGACTTGGGCTGAGGCGCAATGGGCCGAAGAGCCGGAGCCGAAAGCAAAGGATCAGAAACGCGATATGACACCCCATCCCAGGGGTGAATACGAGACCAAGGACGTCAAACCGCCCGCGGCTCCAGCACCTCCAACCAGACCCAAATGAACCCACTGTCTGTGTTGGCTGCGTTGGCTCCTTGGCGCACAAGCCAGAAGGCCAATCCGGCCGGCGAAGGCAATCCTCATCCTGGCCCGTACAATATCCTGGGCCAGGGCTGGTTGCCGGATGCCTGGGGTCGCAACCTCAATTTCTGGCAGATGGATTACGATCCGCTGCCAGGACCGTCGTCCTCGATCGTCGAAGCGTGCGTTTGGGCATATGCCCGCGCCATTGCGCAATTGCCGGGTTACCACAAGCGGGAA